TTTTCAGCTCTCATTCTTCGAGTGCCTTTAACATCCACAACCTGTGACTCCATAGGATCAGTAGCTTTAATTTCTACTCCACCTGTTTTGTATCCGTCTTTACCAACTCCTAATTCTGGTACAGCTTTTGGATCTTTTGCTTTTTTAATCATAGTTTTCTCCTTAATTTGATTTATATCTATTTTTTTTCAAAATTTCTACCGAAATCATGAACTTTACTTGCATCAGACATTTGTTGTTTAGCTAATGAGACTCCAGCACGTAGTCCAGCTAGTTCTTCGTTCTGTTCTAGCTTTTCATCGTGTTGTTGGTCATTCATCATCGCTTTCATAGTGTCTAAATCTAATCTTGCTTCTTGATTTGTAGCTTTTTCTTGATCAGATTTAGCTTTTAAGTCTAATTCACGTGCTTTTAGTTTTAATAATGGATCACCACCTACTTCTGAACTAATTTTGTCTTCTTCTTTAGCGTAATCTAACATCATTTCAGCAATTAATTTAGATTTTCGTGCTTCAATGTCTTGTGTTATCTGTTGAACACGTTGTGTCATCTGCATTGCTTGTGGATTTTGTTGCATCATTTGTGGATTTTGCATTAATGGTGCTAATTGTTGTTGTATCATTTGCATTTCTTGCATTTCTTCTAAAAATTCTAATTGAATTTGTTCTTGTGCCATAAATGAAATGTGTTCAAGTATGTTTTTTTGCAACGCCATCATTGCTGTAGGATTATTTTGTACCATAGAAATAGACATGAAAGCTAAATGCGCATTAATATGTGCTTTATGGTCTTGTCCTGGAAACGCTTGAAACGGTTTTCCATTAATTGCCATAATATTTTCTAACGCAGGGTCCATTGGTTGTGGTGGAGCAGGCGGTGGAAGTATTGCATTTACATTTTTCACACCCAGCGCATCATACATTGATCTATATGCTTGATATAAATTATGTATACGAGGATTTGATTGCGCCAGTTGTAATTGACTTTGTGCTATAGAAATTCTTTGCGTCTGTGAGAAGATGTTCGGGTCTGCTACAGGTAATATATCTATTCTATCATCAAAGTCTTGAACTTTAATTTCTCTTGAAGCACCAGGTACATCGTAAGGATAACTTGGTGGTAAATAAGTTTTAAATACTTCTGCTAATAATTTAAATTCTTGTTTCAAACCTACGTACATTCTTTTGTGGATAGCAGACATTACACGTGAGCCACGTTCTAGTAATGCAACTGTTGTTCCAACTGCAGCCTGTTGATTCATATCACCAACTTGCATATCAGCAATTGCAGCAAATCGTTGACCTGCGTTAACCACGATACCCATCAATTGAAGTAACGTTGAGTCTGGTCCTTTAAAAGGTAAAGTCATAAACTGATCTTTAATGTTTCCACCAGGAGCATCTACATCTCTAAACTCACCTGGTTGTAGAGGTTGTGCATCATCTCTAACTCTAATACCACGTGACTTAAATCCTGCTGGTAAGTTTGCTAAAGTTCCTGCATCTAACAGTTGTCTTAACGCAGCTGTTGCAGTTCTAGTTAAACCACCAATCATATGAATTAAACCAAAACCATAAAAACCAGTTCCTGGTAAAAATTTAAATTGTACAAAGTAGTTTATTTTTCTTTTTAATGTATCTTGTGGATTGTAATTTCTTCTAATAGATAAAACTTTATTTCCTGCTTGAGAAATAGTTACAACATATGGAAGTTTAATTCCTGTCGGCTCACCATCATCTCCCATTTCTTCATAACCTTCTAAATCTAAATTAGTATGAATTTCATAAAGTGTATATTGATCTTCTTGACCATCTTTAGCAATTCCTTCTAGTTCTAATTTTTTATCTTCTAATTGATTTTCTGTAACCGGTGGATTTCCTAATTCTATATCTCTGTAAAATCCAGACACTTGTTGTTTTCTTAATTCATTTTCAGAAATTTTAATTACATGAATAACTGCTTCTGCATCTTCTAAACTGTTTGCAGAATAAGGTACTATCAAATCATCTGCCGGTACAAATTTAGACACGGCTCTACCCAAGAGGGAGTCGTAATAGACTTTTTTAAAGGTAGAGCCGGATAGAGGGAGATAGAAAAGCATTTGATCAAACTCTGGTTCATATTCTTTCATCTGATCCATAATCTGATAGTTCATAAAATCTTTAACACGTTTTGATTGCTCTTCTTTAGCAACATTAACGTCACCCATAATTTGTGTTCTTACAGGTCCATCTGCTGGTAATAATTCTTTGTAAGCTTGTGCTTGAAACTGTGTAACCGCTTCAGCAAGAACTGGGTGATTAACACCACTGGCTCCTTTAAAAGGTTGTGTTCGTCTTTCGTATTTAAAACCTAAAAGTTCTAAACCATTTCTATATGTATCTTCCCAATCACCACGTGATTCTTTGTATTCGTTGTATTGGTCAATTAATTTTGCACCCAAGGGTTCTAAAACTTCGTCTCCTAAAAAATCTGCTAGGTTTTCAAAATGGTCTTGACCACCTTCTTCAGTAATGGCTCTTGGGTCAAATGCAATTTCTGCACCACCCTCTTCGTCCATAGTAACTTCTACATTACCCTGTTGATTTTTTGTCTCAATAATCTCATCTCGTTCTTGAATTAATTCTTCTTGTGATGGAACCTCAACGACAGTTTCTGTTACATTTGGAAGTGGTTTGTCTATAGTAGCCATTTATTATTTTCCCTCTTTATTGAACAGGTTATATATGAATCCCTCTTCATTTTGATATTTTTTATACTGGTCATATGCAGTCATAGCTGTGCTTACTGCAAGTCCCGGTAAACCTGCAAACCTACTTATACCTCTAATTGTAGCAGGATTCAATCCTAATCTCAAGGCACTGTTTAGCTTACCAGATTCAGCTATACCTGATACTTTTGATAGTGGTTCCATTGCAGCAAGTCCTACCCAGTTTAAAGGATCGCTTGCAATTTCTGCT